TGTCTTGGCGGCTTTGAGGGCTTTGTTTTCGTCTCGGAGGGCTGCAATGAGCTTTTTAGCGCGCTCAGCGTCGAATTCCTCGCCGTTTTTCTCCCAGGGGGCCTGCTCGCTGGTGTTTTCCTCGGTTTCTTCTGGCTTTTCTGCTGCCTGGCCGGTCTTATTCATGCTTTTTCCTTCCTCTGTGCTGCTTCGCGTTCTTTATCGGCGTCAGCTAGGGCTTTTTCCACGGCTTTTTTATGTCTACGTGCTAGTGGGGTGCTCGTGTCGTACTGTTTCGCTTCGGCTCGCTTGTCTGTGATGTCCAGGCGACCGCCTTTAGCGCGCATTTCCTCTAGATATTCTTCCAGGATTGCTGCCTCTGACTTGCCCCGGTACTTCTCAGGGTTTTTCTTGGCGTCCTTATCGGTCTCCCGCCGCACCTTGTCATAGAATTCACGGAGCTTCGCGGCCTCTTTTTGGCCCACCCAATTGTCAGGCTCCCACACGGGCACTACCGCGCAGTCGCACCCATCGTGAAATTTCCGCTGGGACACCTCACGGTACGCCTCACGGCGAGCGCGGGTCTTTGCGGCCTCGAATTTTTGGCCTTGCTTACCGGTTTTGATTTGGCGGCGCCCGCCACGGTATTTCGCGGCGAGCGCTGAGGAGTACACGGCGCCGCGTGAGGCTAGCATTATGCAAAATCCACAGTTAAATTCGCCGGTGAGCACGCGCGCCCACCCTACGGGCCGTACCCTGGGGGCTGGGGTGTATGCCCCTTCGTCGCCGTCTTCACCGTCTTGCGCTGCTGCGGCTATTTCTTCGTCGGCGCGGCGTTCCAGATCGTCTAGCGCGTCGAATCCTTCTAGGGTGACTGTCTCACTCTCTAGGTTTTCTTTCTCTGCGTCAGAGATAAAATTTTCTATCTCTGGGTCTAGGACGGCTTTTTGGACTTGGCGGCGGGCTGCTGAGGTGATGTGCCTGTCCATTGCCCGCAGCAGCGTCTCGTCGCTGCGGTTCTGGTAGTCCCGCAGGAGCTTCCGCACGGCCCGCTGGCTGTAGGCGTCTGGGGTGGGAAGGTAGGCTTGCGCCCCGTGCTGCGCGGCGCCGTCTATGAGCATCTGGTTACCGACCTGCACAGCGTCTAGCCGTGCCGCCTGCATGAGCTTCCATATCTGCGGCACGGCCTTCTCAGTCGATTTGCTGTCTGTGCGGTCGATTGATTTCAGTAGCGGCAGGATTTCCTTGCGGAATCGGCGGGTGATGCGGTCGATCAGCCGCAGGTACACGCCTATCGGGTGCATAGGTTACCCCCCTACTGTGCTGGCTTCCCTGTGGTCGGTGTGCCGCTCACGCGCCATTTGCTCAGGCGACAGCCCCAGGTACTCACGGGCTGTCTCTTCCGTGATGATTCCCTGAGCGTGTGCCTGCAGCATGAGAGCATTCCGTGATGAAACGGACGCTACGGCGGGGTCACGCCACCGGGCCTCTAGAGTCTCTAGCCCGTCCACTTCTACACCGGCGAGCGCTAGTACCATGCGTGCGATGTCTTCTACCGCATCACCGAAAATGTGCTGCTTCATCTCAGCGCGGGTGATTAGCCGGTCTTTTGCTGAGCGCATTGCCTCTGCTGAGGCCGGGTTAGAGTCGGCTGATATTCCCATCATGAACGGGGGTATACCGGTCAAGGCGGATACTTGCTGCGCATAGACCTTGAAGCTGTTGATGATTTGGTTCAGGTCTGAGCCGGGTATCGACCCTGCTGTGGAGCCTTTCGGCCCAACGATGTAGTGTCCAAGGTATGCTTCTACGCGGCTTTTTTGGGAGCCGTCGGCGTTTTTAAATTGGCTTTTCACATCATCGCCGAAAAGGTAACGCACAGGCATTGCCAGAAGCTCTTGCGCAACTTGTAGGTTAGTGAGTGAGCGTGAGGCGGCGTCGCAAAGGGTGGCGATGTCTTCTATCTCTGACTGGCCTTCCTCGCCGATTCTCTTGCGATTCACGAGCGGCACGACGGGCACACGATCATACCCTGTCTCAGCTTCCTCTATGAGTACTTCCAGGCTTCCCTCGACCTCGTACCAGCTGGTGATGCCAGGCTCATACACAGCCTTGAAGGTTTGATTGCCTTTACGGTACCGGCGCACAGCCTGGATGATGCGGCCTTGATAGTCTTCCTTGATAGAGAATTCATTACCTTTGTGGACGCTCAGCATGGGGATGTCACTGTCTTCACGACCCCCGGCTACGACGAAGGCCGCGCCCTGTATGAGGGCTTCTGTCAGCCCCAGAGTCAGCAGCGTATCAAAATTATTAGCCTGCAGAATCCGGTTAAGGTCTTCTGGTGGCGGCCCGTCAGCGAGCTTGAATCCCTCTAGCACGAGCGATTCCACAAGCACATCAATAGAGAGCTTGGGCCAGCGCACGGGCATTTCCAGCACGCGCATCTGCGGGGGGAGAGAGACGCCTAGCGCATCTACCCGCTTGTCGCCGTCGTAGTAGCTTTCCCACTTCTGTGAATTGCTCACCAGATTAGCCAATCGTCCTCACTCCCTTCTCGCTCTTTCTCCACCAGCCCCCAGTAGGCTAGTGTGCACGCCACTAGGGGCGATATGTCTTCTGACCGGTCTTCTCTTGTCCAATACCACAGGTCGGCGTTGCCTTTTGAGCGGCGGCATGCCTGCACTGCTGAGTCCAGCTCGTCTTGCCCGGTGTGCCGCACTTTCTGGCTCACCAGCGCCTCGTAAAATGAGCCGCAAGACTGCATGTATGTGCGGTTATCCAGGCCAAGCGCGGCCCGGTTGAGCCGTGATTTCGCGCTGATTATCTCTGCGGTCTGGGATGCGCCCGCGTAGACAATATTCACAGGCTGCCATTTCTCACGCAGCTCTTCCAGGCGGGCATTTACCCACTCGGTGCCTACCCGCCGGTCAATGACCTCAATATGCACCTGTCCGTCTTCACGCCATGACGCGGCGGATATTGTGGAAACATCACGCAGCGGGGTTACGTCCACACCAAAAGCAACTTTCGGGCCTGGCAGCGACGATTCGTCCAGCGAGTCAGCCCACACCTGAGCATTGATAGCTGATATACCGCCGATTTTCGCCCAAATCCCTAGCCGCTCACGCTTAAAATGCTCGTCAGACATGGAGCGCCGCTCACTGTCCACGTACTCGCCACTGATGCGGTGCCCCAGGGCTGGGTTAGCCATTGCCCACATCTGCGGGTCAGCTGGATCAGCATCATCTGGGGTGCTCCATTCGTAGAAAGCAAGCCTTTTTTCGTCTGCTGGGTCTAGTGCGCGGCTGCGTATCTTCTCTAGCACCTTCGATTCAGGCATACCAGCGGAGGATGTGTACCAAATCTGTGGGCTGGCGTGCATGGACTTTGACGCTAGTGTAGGCAGCATCGCAGCCTGCACGGCCTCTGGCAGGTCGTAAGCCTCGTCAAATACCACCAAATCAGCGGTGAAGCCACGGGCCGACCCACGCGAGCGCGCTTTGAAAAGGATACGATTCCCGTTCTTTGCGCGCAGCAGCATACCGCTGTTTCCGGTGCGGATGCCTGACATTTTCCCTTGCGGGTCGCCCTTGTATCCCTGCATGTATTCGGCCAGCTCGCTATTCCTGATTAGCGATTCGAGACGCTGCATATGCTCCACCGCTGTAGAGAAAAGGTGCGCGGAGTGGATGACTAGCTTCTCACCAAATAGGAACATGGCAGCCAGCTCACGGGCCTCTAGAATGCTGCCTTTGCCGTTTTGGCGGGGCACGATTAGCCCCACCTCAGTAGCAACCCATTGCCCATCTAGCCGCTCGCCTAGCGACCCGCGTAGCACATGCTCCTGCCAGGGGTCTAGGATCAGACCGGAGGCGGCGGCCAGGTCGATAGCATCATCACCTGCAGAGGTGAAATAGGTGGGGGTTACGTCAATACGCGGGGTCTGGTGCCCCATGAGGGTTTGCTCACTCAATGCGACATCCCCCTTTACGAGCCTCTGACGGGACTTGAACCCGTAACACTCCGCTTACAAGGCGGATGCTCTTCCAATTGAGCTACAGAGGCAATTCTTTTTACTCTTCGCTGTCTTCTTCGCCGGTGCTGGCCCGCTGAGCGGCGAGCATACGCTCTTGCCTGCGTGCGGCCAGCTTCTCTAGCATCGACTCTCCCTCAGGCTTCTGTGCAGCGGTGAGCTGCGCTATCTCCTCTATGCATTCCTGCTCAGCCTTCGCAAGCGGCGCAACGTCACGCGGGTTAGCGACCACCAGGGCCGCACGGATGCGAGCGCGGCGCCACCTCGCAGACTCTAGAGGGTCTTCAAAGGTGGGTACTTCTATTTCTTTGACGTGCCCGTATGCGACGAGCTGTGAGACGATCTCGAATCCTTCGCGGGCGCGGGGCTTTATTTTTACCTGCTCGACTACCTGCGGCTGCTCGGCGGGCTGCTCATGAATTTTCCGTTTTTCCTCGGCGGCGCGTGCCCTGCGGTTCGCATTGTATTCACGGGCTGCTTTCGCGCATTCCTCGCAGGGGGACTCTTTCGCCCTCAGGTGCCGCTTGTATGCGCCCCAGGTGCCGCACTCTGCCAGCTTGCGGGCCATGTCAGCACCTCCAAAAATGGCAAAGCCCTCCGCCGGGAAACCCTATAGGCGCCCTGGGGAGGGATACGACTA